ATTATCGCCTTCGATTTTTGTACCTATGAATATGGATAATATAACACCGATTGCAGCAAATGTAGCAAATAATTTAAGTATCATTTCTATTTTTTTATCAATTTCCATAATCAATCCTTTACATGAGTTGAAACCATTTTTGCTTTACCACGAGCTGTTGCACCTTTTTTTCTCTTTCGTGTTACAGCACTTCTTTTTTGTTTTTTTGACATTGATGCCGCCTTTGCTGCTGGCACACATTTTGGATATGCCCTCTTTCCACCTTTACGAGATTTACTACCGGCAGATGCACCACACTCTGGATGTCCTCCCCCCTTTTTCTTACGAGAAATATCAACCCAACGGTCTCTAAACCATCCAGTTAATCCGCCGGTCGGCTTTTTTCCTTCTTTTGCATATTGAATTACATATTCTCTGACTATGCTTTTTATCATATTTTTTTGTTCTTGTGTCATATCAATAAATATGTAAAATATTTTTTATACATCATACCAACCTATTATAGTTGCCACTTTTCTTCCATTTGGAACGTTTTCTGCAACTTGTCTTGGTGTTCCTTTAATTACAATAGTTGATGAACCACCGCCATCCATGGAAATCCAAGTTGCATTTGAATTTATTTTTCTCAATGTATTCCCCCATTTTTCCCAATTTTGACTTGTTTTGGCAGTAGTGACGGCAACCATTAAATTGTTGTTGTAAAAACCAACTGATGTTTTTGGTCTATCTTTATCGTCTTCCAATTTTGATATTGCGCGTTCTTCAGTTTCACCACCATTTCTTATTAAAACATCAGTTCCAGAAAATGCATATTTAATGTTTTTCAAATCTCTTAATATTTTTTGTTCTGCCGTAGTGGTACTGTCTGTTTCATACAACCTAACTGTATTGTCTTTCATTATTGCTATTGTAACGTATTTATTAAAATTTCGTCCAGTTGTTTCACTTATCATGGTATAATATGGATATCCCGTTTCTGGATTAGCAATTTTACCATTTTTTACAAATACTCCAGTTGCTTTTCCAGAAGGTTCGTATAAAGTTAAATTTGCAAAAGACCATATGAAATTTCTATCTTTCCATCCTGGTATATCGTGTAACATAAAACCACTTTGTATTTTTTTCCCATCTACTTGTTTTATTTTTGGAATACCTATATCAACAGTAACTCTAGACGGACTAAATATAGAAAATGAATAATCGCTTTCAGGAACAACATTTGAACTATCTTTGCTTTGTTCAATATCTTTATCAAAATGGTGCCAATCTTTAAAACTGGTATAATCACCACCCCATTCCCATCCTTTTTCTTTTAAGTATTTAACACCATTTGTATCATTTTTTAAAACACCAGGTCTATCTTTGTCTCTAATAGCTCCAGAAGGGGAAACTTTACCATCTCTATAAATAACAGGATTCCATCTTGGGTTTATATCTATTGCACCACCATATGAATGTTTAGACATTTTATTTGATCCAGCTATTACTCTGTAATTAAATCCAGATGTGTTATTATCTTCCATTGATTTATCGTCATTCCAACCATATTTTACAACAGGAATCATTCTGTTTATTGGAAACTTTTCTTCTAACAATAACTTAAAAAATTGTTTTACTTCGTTTTGAACTGATTTATTTACAAGAATTTGTCCACGATGTAATTTATTATCCGATGATATGTAATCTATATCCAATAACACCAAAGAATCTATTACATTTTTTGGTGCATCTATTCCACTAATGGATTCTTGGAAAGTTAATTTTGAATCTATTATTATTTTACCATCATTAGATTGTGCAGGTTTTCCAAATAGTCCTGTCCATGGAGTAACTTGTGGACCGGCAGGACCAACTCCAGTGTAAATACCACTGACTTTTAGTAAATGCTTTGATAACACAATACCCAATTCATTTAAAATATCTTCTGTACTTCCAAGATTAAATGCCTTTTTCAAATCGTCTGCTAATGTTTTTGGATCACCTTGATATGTTGTGGTTGTTCCACCCAATGGACCAGGAGCAGGTCCAGTAGATGGTGGCATTGGTGGAACTGGAGTGAATTTTGAATTAACCCAATAAAAAATAAAACCCATTGACATGATAAACCAACCACTTTCTGTTTTTTGACTTTTTTGCCGTGTTTTATCATTTAGAATCAATCCTTGTTCTAAATGTCTTTGCAATGAATTTTTATTTCCAGACAATAATTTAGATCCAAAAATAGTGGTTGTTATTTTTTCGGTTGCCTTTACATAAGCATTGGTTATTGCTTCTGCTGTTTTTTTTGAATCTTTTAATGACTTTGCTGAAATATTTGGTTTTAATATGGTTTTAAATAAATTTACATCCATAACTTATGTTTTATCTATTGCACCCTTGCCACTAGAAGGCCATCCAAAACGGCAACTCCAGTATCTAGCTTTGTGTCTTGGTCCAGGAGAATGACAACGGTGACGTGCACGAAATGATTTTCTACGAGCTGCATTACTCTTTTTAATTTTCATAGTTTTTTTACCACCTTCACCTTTATGACCAAAATTTACTTTTACGATGTTTCCATTTGGTTTTTTAACATAAACAGAAAACTTTTTTGGACCTCCAGGTGTTCTGAACGGTTTTCCTAAACTAACTTTTCTACCACGATATTCCGCTTCTTGTATATCATGTTTATCGGTTTCACCTAATACAAAATACAATTCAGTTATTTTACCACATCCATTCGTGGAATATCCCTCTAATTTATATGATGCATTATTTATGGTTTCTTTTACATTTCTATATCCACCACCAGCAGCCTTATATGCCTTAACAACAGCAGCAGAAGCATATGCACTTGGCCATACCTTGTACTTTCTTTTTATTCTAGATTTGACACTTGCATAAAGTTTTTTATCCGTTGGTACTGCCCTTTCAACTATTACTTGTTTCACTTTTTTCTCCATCTACTTTCTTAAAAGCATTACTGAATTTTTCGGAGGCAACTGAAAACAGTCCTCCGACTACTATGTAAAGAAATCCATCAAAAATAAATTGTTCAACTTTCATACTATAAATAGTAGAAAATATAGCCATAATTATCATCATACAGAAAGATAAAAACATCATCACCCTCTTTGATGATATTTCACCAGTCATTCCTACAAATATTTCTTTGGTTATACTACTTCGTTTCATTCATATTCTCTAAATCCTTTTCTAACTTTTCTATGAAATCCGTTTTAAAAGTTTGGAACTCATCTTCAATTTTTTTTAATAGTTCTTCTTTATCTATTTTTGTGTCCCATTTTTCAACATCACCAAATTCATTGGCAAATTCTAGCCTTGAAAGTTCCTCTACAATTAAATTTTTATCACGCTCTGCTTCTTTTAACCAAGCCAAAGCATTTTCTTTCATTTTAGTTTTTTCATATTCTTGCCACTTACCTTCTATTCTTATTTTATGTTCCATCTTAACAACACAATCAAAACACATACCATGAATCTTTCTCATCTTTTCGTCAAGTCTTTTTGGCATTCCACAAGTGCAACTTTCTTTTGGACAGTTTGGAAATGAATTTAAATATTCATGTAATTCTTGTTGCCATACTTTTCCAAGTTTAACCTTATATCCCTTCTTTTGTTCCCACTCATTTCCATCGGAATCAAACCATTTTTCACCAACTTGTCTATCAACATTCTCTACTTTTTTTTCTCCATCGAATCCAATTTGAATCTTATTTTGACTTTCATGGTTTCCGTCTAAAAGATTTTTAACATCTTTTATACTATCAATTTTAATTTCCATAACATAACCTTTATTTTATTTCATTGTAAACTTTATTCCAAAATGTTCTAGTAACCAAACTCAACGGATTTGATTTTTCCACTATGTCTCCTCTATCCGTATTCATTTTATGAATTACCATATTAAAAATTTTCGCATCAAACCAACCAAATACAGATATAAACCTTGATTTTAATTCCGATAATTTTGCATCTCTGTCTCCAAGTGCTCTTTGTATATTTTTAAAATTCAATTTCCCTACACTGGGTATATCATAGTCCACATCATTTGTTACCATATAATATATGTATGGATTTTGAATATCTTTTATTGTTAAATTTGCTGAACCATTATATCGTGTCAATCTTTTTATTTGTTTTAATTCCGAAATATTTTTTTGACTAACCGCAATTATTAAAACCGTATTAGTTTCATCCATTTTTGAAATAACTTCTGTTGGATAGAATGGGTTTAATGCCTTTTTTATATTTTGAACACCATGTCTTTTCATTATTGTAACCTTTTCATCAAATGAAAAAGGATGTTTTTGTTGATCTATTTTATCGTCTGTCACAACTATCACATTATCTTTTCCAAATTTACGGCAAAGTCTTTGGTATTCTTCCCTTTGATGTTGTCCCATTGGTTGAAAATTACCAGGAAACAAAACAATTATTTCTTTATCTAACAATTCTTCTTCGGTAAATATAGATAAATTCATTTCTCGTATCAATTTTAATACGGATTTATTCATTTCATACCTCTGGTTCTGTTGGCCAAGATAAATTAAATGGATCAGGTTGATTTGTTATATCACGAAGTGATTGACGATATATTTGCCATTCAGTTTGTTTTTGATTTGTCAATGGTGAATCTGATAACTGTGTCCAATCACATTCTAATAGTAATATATTTCTACGTGATCTTACATTTTTCCATTCGGTATCTATTCTCTGTTGAATTTCTTCTGGTGTAATTTGTTCAATATCTTCGTGTTCAATTACTTCATTATCAGTTATTTCATAATGTCTACCAACTATTTTATATCCATCTGGAACATTTGCCGGTTGAAATCTGTATTCATACCAGCCATAATTTTTTATGGTAGCACTATCTAATAAATCAAAATTAGAAATATTTGCCCAATTTTTTGGTAGAAGTCTATTTGATTCTACAACAGAGCCGTTTTGAACGTAAGCATATCTCATTTATACATCCAGTTTTTTTAAAATAAAAGAGTTCAAATATAAATATGAATTTTATTCAGTTTTATTAACAACAAATTCATCTAAAGAACTATACATACAATTAGTATAAA